CAGGGAAAAATCAAAAGTCCATAGTATCTGAATTGTATTGAACCACGATATTAAAAGAAAGGAAACGTGTGATAATTAACTTCCTAATTATCATACAAGTATATAATGCATTTATATTTCCACCACAAAACGTAATTGCATGAAATTTACACCAATCTTCCGTCAACATATTAAAAAATCCTTCAGCATTTCCACATGCCTTTATAATGATAGGCGTTGCAAATCTAATAGCCACATTAGTGCCAATAGGATCTGTAACAAATTTCCCATTACGCAATATTGCAATCATGCTATTATTATCTTCGCCGAATAAATATTCTGGTGTATCTGTCTTGTGTGATTTTATGCGATAAAGAGAATCATCTCTTTTTGGGGATCACTTTGTGCTGGAAGCAAAGTGACTATATTATCTGATACATTATATGTATAAGTATCGCCTTCTACCCTTATATAGCCATAAAAATTCTCATCTATTTTTTTCATATAAGCAACATTCTCTCTCCATATAATTTTTTATTTTAACAATACTGAAATTTTTGCTAGAAAACCCCCAAGCCATAAGAAATTCCCCACTATTGGAATGGTGACGATCAGTTAGCGAACAACAGAAAAATCTGTCATTAAAGGGAAGTGCTATCTGCTACGACAAAAGGATCTTCTTTTTTAATTTGTCTTGTCTAAACGTATACGATAACTCAATTTTCCTTATAAAATAAAAACACCAGTTCTGTTAATTTGATCTATTTCTTTATTTTTTATACTATTCCGATCCGGTCTTCCAAAGGTATAAATAAGGTGTAAATTATTGGTTAATCCCAAAGAAATCCAATAAAATCGAGGATTTCACGACATCCATTAAACATTGCCGTGGCAAACAAAAAGTATTTTAATCATTATATTTTTCCTCCTGAAATACCGTAGATTGCCCAGTTTTGCGGACTTTTTTGAACTTTCCTGGCTTACATACTTCTGTGCAGTTTCTTGAAAATCACGCAAAATGCGGCAATTTACAGCCTAGTGTAGTAGTCGATAGTAGTTAATTGGTAGTCAGTTAAGGGGGTGCAGACTACTCCGATTTTTGAACCTTTTAACGATTGATTGAGTAAGGGGGGTGCATTTTGAATCCCAAAGTTCAAGCACATATACCTTATTTTTTATATTTTTTTTCAAATTGTTCGTATCCTTTTTCATTCTGTGGATAATCTGAATTATGATATTCAGAATGCTCATCTTTTCTAATGACCGCCAAATTAGTAGGATCAAAAGCACGTTCTGGTTTATCTGCAACTCTATCTTTATGATGAACTTCAGCCATTCCATCTAATGGTTTACCTGACAATTCACTCACTTTTGACTTTCTCTCTTTAATTACCTTTTTCCCAAGTTGAGCCCTTTGTTTTGTAATTAAGTCTGCTTCTATGGCTCTCTGTCTACTCAATTCTTCATTATTTGAAAAAGCGTTAACACAATCTTGAGCATATCCTAATTTTTCTTGCTCCGTAATACTTCTTGGTTGCTGTCGTTTTTGAGAAATCTCTTTCTGCAAATGTGGAGTCGACATATATTCTACATCACCCACTTTTTTCAAATCGCCAGGTGGCGTACTCATCATAGCATTGGTAACCCCTTTTCTATCTGTAACAAGCAATTTATTTAATTCTTTTTCAGAAATAAAAGTTTTATTACCGATTGAAATACCTCCATCAGTAACAGCCTTTTGGATTCTCTGTTTATCTGAGTTTTCTAGATATTTATTATCCGGAAAATTGATATCATATGACGATGCTTTTCGTATCTCCAATTCTTCTTTCTTATTTTTAGATTCCATTTATTCTTCCTCTTCGTTAGCAAAACATTTCTGGATTCTTTCGTATATAATTTCCAGTTCTGTCATAGCCTTTTGTGCCTCCTCAGGACATGCCTTATTTGCATCTGGATGTATTTTTTTGACTAAGTTTATATACCATTTTTTCGCTTTTTCCGCATCCTCAAGCAATTCCTCTGAATATCCTATATTTATATTTCTTACCTCCGGACGAGCATACAATAGTGAATAAATCATCTTCACATTCTCATTTTTGAAATAAACATCAGAATTGAAATTATTCCATTGCTTTTTTAATACTGCAATTACTGAAAACAATTCTTCATATGTTTGTGCCGTAACAGACATAGGAGTAATTTCACTATTTATAACTTTAAGAATATTGTTAATTGAATCAACACTCTTTAATTCTTGAATATCCTTAATTGAACATAAGTCTTTGGCGTTAATTTTCATAACTCTATTTTCCTTTCTCACATTCTTAACTATTTCATCATTTTATCTAGTATCATATACTGACCTAGTATTGAGACAACTTTTTATCTATTAAATGTTCATAGCAATTATACTATTTTTCCAAGCATCCTACAATTCCCAAGCACAAAAATAACGCCCACGGTTTCCCCTGAGCGTCTGCTGCTTGTCTTAAACTACTTTGAACATATTCTGTTTCATCGGCTTTTTGTCTTCTGCCTTATCCACTTCTTTTCTCGCCTGCTCCAGTTCCTCCATGCGAATCATCTCGTTCTTCGCATCATCCAGGCCAAGATGCGTATATGTGTTCATCGTCACTCCAATGTCGGAATGTCCCATCAGATATTGCAGTGTTTTGGGATTCATTCCGGCTTTCGCTTGGTTGCTGCAGTAAGTGTGCCTGCAAATGTGCGGCGTAATCTTCGGAAGCTGCACCCTAAAAATGCTGTTGTATCGGTTCACCGCATTCTTAAGCCGATGCTCCCAATGAAGTGCTACCTCCGGCATTCCATTCTTATCTCGGAAAAGGAATCCCACATAACCATCCACCATAATCTCCGGAAAATCCGTTGGCCTGTCTTCCAAAATTGCCCGGAACATTCGGAACACGTCCTCCGTCATTGGAAGCTTTCTTGTACCGGCATTTGTTTTCGTGGATTCGATGTGATACTCCATGCTGCCAATTCGCTGAAGCTGATGGTCGATATTGATAATGCGGTTCTTTAAATCAATATCCTTAATGGTAAGTCCGCAAAATTCTGAAATTCGAAGTCCCGTATGGAACAAGATGTAGAACACCTCGTAATACTTGCAGTACACGTTATCATCGTGTACAAACTTAAGGAACTTTCTCATCTGGTCCTTTGTGATTGCCTCTCTAGTATCAAATCTTTCCCTTCTGTTAATTTCTGCTTTTCCAAACCAAGCACAGCACCCACACCTTCCAAAGATAATGGAAGTCCCATATAGGCTGACCACACCATAGAACATTTCCAGGACGCCGGTACAAGGTATGTTCCTGCTTCGTAGCCTAACATTCTAGAAATACAGATACGTTCAAACTGAGCATTAAATGCCCATTTCGTAACAGCTTCATCTTCCAGCGCACTCATTACTTCTTCTGGTATTTTCTCTCCTTTTACAAGATCGCCTACTTTTACTTCTCCTCCGTCCACACTATACCCAAACAAGAGAACTTCAAAATCCGGTGATTCTGCATAACGGTAAACACCAGCCTTGGCAAGATTTACAGATGAAAATGTTTCAATATCAATTTCTAAATTCAACAAAATAATTTCCCTCCAACAAAAAAATTGGGCGATATAGTAATCCTCCATACCGCCCATAACATTTATTCGTTATTCTGTTCTTTCTGCTCTTTCTTCATACGCATTCTCTTTTTCAGATAATGAATCCCGTCTGATACCATGATGCTAAATGTTCCAATCAAGAAGCCTATCGTGCATCCAAAACATACCACAAGCATAAAGTTCTGCACTTCTGTCATTGTCTCGCCCTCCCTATGCTAAGAAATCGTCATCCACTACTGCTCCGAAGTCATCTGCTGCAGTGGTCTTGCCACCGAGAGACTCACCATCTCTAATCTTCTGAATATTTCCAAGACCGCAGGCAATCCCCTTATTTCCATTTGAGTTAAATGCATAGAAGTTAAGAGATACTCTTGCATAGCATCCGGAATATACTTCACTTCTGTCCAAGATAGGTTTTACTGCACGATCGACAATCTGCGGTGCTGTTGTGCTGTTCGCATTGATGAAGTAATGTCCTTTGTAAGCCTCATCGTCACGCTCGATATCACCATCGCGAAGTGGAAGCTTGATTGCAGCCTTATTAGGCTTCTTACCGCCGAATTTTGCAACACCCTTCCTCAATCGCAGCATCGATTGCTTTATTGACTGCATTTACGGTTTCTGTATCGTCCTTTGGATGTAGGACGGATTTTGCGGACATTCAAAATAAAAAAGAATGTGGAGGTAACAGACAATGGCAAAGACAATTTTTGAGGAAATGGGCGGCAAATACGAAAGGCAAGGCGATTATTTAATACCGTGCTTAACTGTACCCGCCGAAGAAGAACAGCCGATAGGCATCTGGGGACAGCGGCATTTGGATTATCTGAAGCATCACTGCAAAGTTACATACACCAATCTTCTTACAAGCGGCAGACTTAACGCTTACCTTGCCGACATTGACAGACAGGCACAGGAACGCTTTGAAAGGCTCATAGAGGGTATGAAACAGGCACAGGGCATAACGGAACAGCTAAAG